AAATGCTGGGCTATCTAAATCTTCTCTATCCTGCAATATAACCTGAGTATCAATAAGATCAGGTAAATCCTGTATTACACTAGCTTCTCCCGTACTAAAGTTACCCTGGTCATCTTGAAACTTGAGAATATACTCTCCCTCTAATGAAGGAACAACAACATCTGTTGTATTACCAGCCAATGCAGTAACAAGATCAACTGAGTTTTGGAACGTACCACTGCCATCAGTTAAATTACTGTGTCTAACATAAACTCTTCCTCCGTGTAAAACGTCAGGATCTACAGCTTTTGTCCATCTAAGTCTTACCAATTTATTAGTAATAGGTTCCATAGATAAGTTTTGAACATTTCCAGGTGGTTCTGTCTTACCTACAGCATTAAATGTCAGATCAGTTGATGTGGCAGATAATTTTAAGGCTGCATTAAAGGAATAAACTTTAAACTCATAAGTTCCAGCTTCAGTATTTATTATTTCAAAATCAGGTCTAAAAACAACTTCACTTGTCCAGTTTGAATTATTGAATCTAAATTGAACAAGATATTGACTTACACCTGTAACTGGAACCCAAGTTAATAATAATTTTGAAACGGCTAAACCATTTATAGTTACTATCATTTCTTTTGATTCACCATTTTGATCTGATACTTTTAAGTTTGATGGAGGACTTTTTGGCTCGTTTAATAAAGATATACTTCTTGCAGGTAAACTTATTCCAGATTCAATATTTGCATACTTCCCATCAATATAAGTCAGTGCTGTTATTGCATAATTTATACCATCTTGTTCTTCAACAGTTATTACTCTAAATGTCTGCGCTTCTAAAGTGGAACTTTGCAGTAACCATATAGCATTTACATTGGGTGTCGCAGATAAGGCTGAATCTAATGTAATTACACTTCCTACAATTCCAGTTACGTTTTTAGTTTCAACTGTGCCATCAGGTAATATTACGCTGCATTTTTTGTTCGATCCAGTGAATGTATCCAAATCTTGTGTGTTATCTACAGTGATCTGCGTAGTGGTTGCTGCATTTATTCTTCCTGATCTTCTTTCTCCACCACGAACAGGATCATTGACAGAGATTACAGATCCAGGTCTTACTATCGCACCAGCATCTATTGATGTTGTAAAACTAATAACTTCTGATTCATTTTGTTCACTAAATAATATTGCTTTACCTAATCTTTGAGCCTGACCACGGGAAGTACAGGCAAATGCTTTTACATCTTTCTTTACTATTCCTAGCTTGGCTTGTGCAGCAGTATCTTCTACAACTTCATAATCTATTTCTCTACTGTCCATGTTGAAGTAGCTGACAGAGATAACAGTATGTCTTTGTTTTAGGCTGCTGCCA